CTCCTAGGTATATAGCTGTGCCGTTCTTAGGTCCCGGTCCTATACTCCCTATAGGCAATCCGGTCCTTACGGCTACTACTATCTCATCTAGCGAGATAGACCTATCTATAGCGTACTCAGGCCCTCCTAACGCCATATCGTACACCTTTGAGTCAGCTCCGGCAGTTGGAGGACCTTTCCTACCCCTCTCCTCCTCCGCCTCTCCTTCCTTCAAGAACACCGGTCTCACTCCCAATTCCCAGTTCTTCTATAGAGCTAGAGTCCAGGTAGCTGACGGCAGGTTCTCGAACTTCTCGAACATAGTCTCGGCCACCACTCTCCAGAGTGCTCCTAGCGCTCCTTTAAACCTAAACGCCACTGTCGCCTCCTCGTCAGAGATAGATCTCACTTGGACAGCCGTATCCGGGGCTACCTCTTATAACATATATCAGAACGGTGTCTTGGAAACTACGGGAGTCCTTACTCCGTCCTTTAGTGACACAACTTTAAGTCCCAGTACTCTCTACACTTATAACGTTACTGCGGTTAATCAGTTCGGGGAATCTCCTCAATCAGCTCCTGCCTCAGGCACTACACCGAGCGCAGGTGGAGGTGGAGCTGGTATCCCAACAATAAACTGGTCTCCAGGCCACTGGTTTGAGATAGGTGGCGTAGACTCTCTCCACTCGATCTCTGACTTCACTACGAACTCTCAGATTATGGTGAACATGGACACTACGAACATAATCGTAGGGTTCTCAGCCGTGTTCGACCTCGGGCAAACCGAGGGAGCCATGAACGACTATACGGCTTTCTTCAACAACGTTCAGCAGATGATAACTTTCTGTCAGAGCGTTAACCGGAAGCTGTTCCTGAACTTTAATCTTACGGGTAACGTAGTCCACGCGACAGTACCTAGCTACATGCTCAACAACTCTACTTACGGTAGAGTGGGAGCGGGTCCTGGTACAGCCACGCAAGGTTATCAGGGAGGTCTGTTCAGCGGTCCTTCCCCAATCAATTTTAACTCCACGACTAATAGTTCTCCGAATGGGTCAGCTAAGCTAGTACGTTTCGATAACGCTAACGTTTGCGCTAGAGTTGCGAACATGCTAGCTCAGCTGTATATCAAGTTCGGTAACCAGATATACGGGGTAAACCCGTGCTATTCTGAGATCGAGGACCTATCGAACATAGTCCCTGAGCTTACTAGCGCAGCTTTTACCGCTGCTTTGTACGGTCAAGGAGGCTTGTTCGACCAGATTAGGGCAGCTTGCCCGACCTGGTTCTTACTCACTACTCCGTCCTTCCTAGGACAATCAGACTACGATACGGTCTTTGCTTGCACAGACAGAAACAATGTCTCGGTAGGCTTATACGACTTCTGTAACGACGCTGCCGTCCGTACAGGAGGAGTCTTCAGAACGTTCCCCACAGTGGGAGCTTTCTTAGGCGGACAGTACGTCAACAACGTATTCCAGCCTGTTGCTGGTAAGATAGACCGCAGAGCCTTGTTCGGTGGACGAGATTTCTCCGCTCACATAGGCGACGATGAACTCGGAGCCAGATCCTCTAGTGGATCTACTACGGGTACGGTACCTCCTGCCAGAATAGGTGATGGAGCCCTAAATACCGCACTCTGGCCTATGTGCCAGAAGATGCAGACTACCCACCAATGGTGGTACAAGAACGTCTCTCAGGGTCCACTCTGCAACACTCTGGCTAGCTATACAGGGCAACCGCCCAACTACACTGACTACTCAGGCTGGGGAAACTTGTTCGGCTTCATTAAGCAGAATCCCACCTCTCCAGTAACAGCCTACCCCTCTACTTGGCCCACTCACTAAAATGGCAATAAGCGTATTTGGAGTAGCCGCTAATCCTGCGGATCTCTCGTCATTCAACGAGAACAGCGGAGCTTGTGCTATTACGCCCCCGGCGTCGATGACTTCTGGGCAACTAGTGGTCATCTTCTCCGATTCCATGAGCGCTAACGGAGCTAGGGTTCACCACATCAGCCAAGCTGGTGGGCAGACCTGGAACACAGCTTTCACAACTACTACAGCGTTCAATACCGGAGTCTTCTGGTGCCAGTTTAACGGTACGTGGTCCGCTAATCCTAGCGTAGCCGTGACTTCAAACGCTACTTCAGAAGGATTCCAAGCAGCTATGCTAGTGATATCCCCGTCAGGAGCTAGCCCCACTTGGAGCCTGGAGTCTAGCGGCACGAACACAAACTACGCCGCTCCGTCTTCCCCGTTCAACGTAACTACGTCCGGTCTTACTCCGGTCACCCAGAACACCATAGCCGTAGCTTATTGGTTCACCGGCGTGAGTGTCCTGCCTTCACCGGCCTATACTCTCCAGACATCTGGATGGGTAGCTCCCGGAGGGGCGGCTCAGTGGAGAAACTCCAACCGTGGAACCGTAGCCCTAGGCGTAAATCTTGGCACCTCTCCTGGTTCTCCTACTGGCTCTGTGACTACTCAGATGAGTGCGTCACAGGGCGGATGGACGAACATGATGATCTTCTCAGACGGTCTCGCTGCCAGCGGTGGTGGTGGCGGATTCGGTACTAATATACCCCCCGCACAACGTAAAAAGTACGTCTTCTACGACAACTACTACCCGAGGTAACTCACAGTGGAATTAGGTCTTGGTCAAAAATATAACGCTATCCAGAACTCGTTCTCGGTAGCCCAGAACGCGAGTGCAGTGGATATCGTTGCTATTACGGCCGTGTCCAACGTTCCCGTGGTTATCGAACGTATCGTCCTCACATCTAACGCTAACGCGGCTAATATCCAGGCCATATTTCTGGCACGCCGATCTACGGCGGGTACAGGCGGTTCGGCCGGTACTCTTACTCCAGAGCCTAACTCAGCCCCGGCTGCTAGCTCTACGTTCACGTTTAACGTGACGACCCCTGGTACTCTTAAGAACGCCTCAGATCCAGAGATCTGGCAGCAGTTCGCCCCTTACGAGTTTAACCGTAAGCCTGGTGGTCTTCTGGTTGTTCCTGGTGAGACGTTCGTTATCGCTGCCTCGTCTATTGCGGCTACTTTCACTGCTTCTGTTCATATCGAACTAGTCGAACTCAAGTAACAGTGATCCAGGTAGTTGTTCGTAATAGGGAGGTCCCAAGTGTCAGGAAGACTAGGAAGTACTTATCTTTCCTTTTTGCCCCCGTACACCAGGGATCCCCCAAGCCTCTCCTCACAGTTAAGGTTAGGAACAACTACGTATTCCGTACAGGCTGTAGAGCTAAGACTCTCCGGATTGGAATTCTACTTGCAGCCACTAGAAAGACAGCCGTCCTTCTCTACCGTAAGCTCCAGTGGCCCGAACAACGCTTCCCAGTGTTCACCCCACACAAGCGACCCATGAAGGCTTATGGCCTCGTGGTAGCCCCTCAGACCTCTACGGGTCAAGGAGGAACCGGTATGGACGTTGACCACTATCTCGGCCTATCATTCATTCACCTTGGTGGAACTCATGGATTTTAAAGAACATACGGACGCTCCGCACTTCATCTATCTAGTGGAGTGTGTAGGACCTGATGGTAAGGTCAAGTGGACTGAAGAGTTCCACAATACGGTTACCACAGGAGGCAAGAACGACCTTCTGACTAACTACTTCAAAGGCTCGGCGTATACCGCTGCGTTCTTTGTGGGACTGGTAGACAATGCCTCATTCTCTGCGATTTCAGCCGCAGACACTGCTTCTTCTCACGCAGGTTGGGTGGAATCTGTGGCTTACTCAAACGCCACTAGGCCAACGCTTACTCTGGGAACAGCCTCAGGAGCCTCCATCGACAATTCGGCTTCTAAAGCCTCCTTCTCGATTAACGCCACAGCTACCATCAACGGAGCTTTCACTATCACGAATAGCACCAAGAGTGGTACGACAGGAGTGCTCTACTCTGCGGGCTCGTTCGGAGCTACTCGTTCCGTTCTTAACGGCGACACTCTAAACGTCCAAGTAACCTTAACGGTGTAACTTGGCTGGTGTTACCGCCATTGGTGCGCCTGTTCAGATATTCATTGTTCCCACAGCGGTACTAGGGGCAGGAGTCCACGGTCCTTTCTCTTCTCCACAAATGGGAGGATCTTACTCACGGTACCAAATACAGATTACACCTGGGCCTAGTTGGCCGGCTACTGGTGATGTTCTTACAGTATTCGTAGAAGCTAGTACAGACGGGGTAACGTGGAAACCTGATGCTCAAGTAACTTTTGGTGGTGGTACTTGGACAGATAAGTCTGGAGCTACGGTAACTACAGCCCCTTGGGAAGTTACAATAGGCACGCTTAACCCAGGCCCTAATGCCATTAAGTTAACCACCCGTCCCACAGATTTGTATAGGGTTACCCTCACAGCGTTACAGACATGTGCGCCAGTGCTTAAAATGTTCGGAGTTCCGTGACAGCTTCGGTTTTACAAGAAAGACAGACCTCTAATGGTGGAGCTACCGTACCTTCGGTATCTTTGGCCTTCAGTTCTAATCTAACTGCTGGAAGTACACTACACGTTGTTGGTTCTCAAGGCCAAGCTAGCACAGTTACTTATACTTTCTCAGACACTGTAAACGCCTATACCTCTCAAGAGAAGTCTTATGACACAGGCAATAACCAGGGCATAGGACACGGAACGGCCGTTAATGTGGCCGCCGGAGCTACAACAGTAAAAGTTACCTTTTCCGTATCTTCCGCTTTTACGGCTCTATGGATAAGAGAGATAGGCGGAGTAGGCACAGCTTCTCTCGATGGCCACAATAGCGCCGACAATACTGGGGGCACAGGTAGCGTAACTGCCACTAACGCCAATCAGCCGGCACTAATAAGTGCGGTAGCTGTAGCGTCCAGCACACCTGCAGCGACTAGCGGCACACAAGATAGCTCAGGATGGTTGTTCGGAACAGTCACTAATTTTGGTACTAGCTCTCACCAGAGAATAACCACGACAGGCTCACAGAGCGCAAGCTTTTCTTCAACCAGTGGACTTTGCTCAGTTATAGCCATCTTTGATGAGTCCACAGGAGCAACTGTCCAGGGCATGCTGCCACAATCTTTCAACAGACTACTTTACGTTTAAGGACTAACTATGGCCGCTAATGGCATAATGTACACAGTAGCTTTCGATAACCAGTCGGTTACGAATGCGGCCCAGGATCTTATGGTAGTCGCAGCAGCGGCTGCTGTTCCGGTCCTTATCCACTCATGGAAGCTCACTTTCGTCCCCACGATTTCCTCGGGCGTAGCCCAGGATGTCAGGGCTCAGTTACGTACTCTCGTACGCTCTACCGCTGGCTCAGCGGGCACAGCCGTCACTCCTAGAGCCGTTAACCAGAGAAATACTCTAGCCGCTCAGGGCACCTATACGCAGCTTAGGACCACTCCCGGCACATCCGGTAACGTCCTTAGTGCTGAGCAGCCTTCTATCATAGTGCCTTGGGAACGAGTATTCACGGCAGACCAACGTATTCTAGTCCCTGCTAATACTATCTGGGCCATCAACCTAGAAGCTGGACTAGGCGGAGCCGTTAACGCCTCCTTCGAGATGTACGTCGAGGAAATCTAATGTCCGGTACGACCGTATTCCCGGTCACTCAATATATACCTCTTGGTCGAGAGGTCGAGATACGGCCCACCGACCATTCTGCCTTAATGTTCTTGAGGCACGTCTCGACAGGTACTACGTATAATCTCTCTATCACTGAATCAGGCAACGCTACCGATTCCAATGTCAATTTCCTCACAGCCCTCAATACACTACAAGAGAATGGATCAGCAGGAGATGTGGTTACAAACGTCCTCTCTGCCCTTAACGTACTCACCGAATCTGGATCAGCTACAGACTCTACAGATCCCCCAGGGTCTATTTACACAGTACCCTTGTCTGAAGCCGGTTCCGCTACCGATTCCGTGGCTGGTGGATTTGTATTCCTTAACTCGCTAACCGAGTCCGGGTCTGCCTCTGATTCTCCCAGCAACACTCTCACAGCCGTTAATACGGTTTCTGAGGCTGGTTCAGCCAGCGATTCTACTGATCCTCCAGGATCTACTTACAACGTCCCAGTCACAGAGGCAGGCTTAGCCACAGACACTCTAGCCGCCGATGGTGGCCTAGGAAACCAATCTGGATCTGCCCTTCTAATGCTCTTTCACCATAGGCTACACTAATGGCATTTAACATACACTATGACACTATTAAAGTAGCTGGTGCTACGACTTCTCAGACTAGCCCGGACTATAAGAACGAGTGGGGATGCGGAGCCAGGATCTTCGTGAACATGACGAACGTAGGTACGGGTTCTGTAACCCTTACGTTCCAGGGCAAGGACCCTACTAGTGGTCAGTACTACAATATTCTAGTCGGGGCTCCTATAGTCTCGAACACCTTCACCCAGTACTCTATCTTCCCTGGGGCTGCGGCAGTAGCCAACTCCTCGGTTAACGATATCGTACCTCTTACTTGGCGCATTATCATGACCGCCAATAACGCCAACCCCACGACTTACTCAGTAGGAGTGTCACTGATTGGATAATTTACCCGCAAAGCACCGCGCCCATCTTTGGAAGAAGGGACAGAGCGGCAACCCCGCTGGAAGACCTAAGGGAGTCCGTAACAAGATTACCCTTATGAAAGAGGCTCTCGAAGGAGAGCTCAGGAGCCAGATTGGCCCTCATATGGCAGATGTTGTCATGAAAGCTATTGAAATGGCTAAGGACGGCAACGAAGCCATGATTAAACTGTTGGTAGACAAAACTGTGCCTACTACCAAAGCTTCTGAAGATGAAAGTGCGCAGAAAGAAAAGATCGTCATTCAAATCGGCAAACTGCCCGACCGTAAAGACGAAGAGATTCCTATTAAAGGAGAAGTTATAGATGGCTAGTTATGATTCGAAGGCTGCCAACAAAACTAATGGCGGGAGCAAACATCAACGCCAGTGCACGGGGGGAGACTTCGACAACACCCCGGGCCAGGTGGATATGAATGTAGACGCTAAAGTTCTGTTGTGCGCAACGGAGTCTGGTCCTAAAGGTCTAGATTCCATGGGTGGTTCCGAGCATCGGGGCCGTGGTAATTCTAAGAACTCTGGGTACTAATCATGCAAACTAACGCACCTCAGAGACGCCAGTACCAGGACGTATTTACTCAGATTGCTAGTGGGTGGGCAACCGCCTCCCCTGGTGCGATCGCGTCAGGTGCGAGCGGCTCTGTCACTATTACTGTCCCCGGCGTAGCCGCTGATGGTACTTGGGAAGTCATAAGCGAGACTACTAACGCCGCCAACCTGGCGGTGGCTGGTGTCCTTATTACTGGCACGGTTTCGGCCGCCAATACCGTTATCCTCACTATTGCCAACCTGTCCGGTGGTTCAATTACTCCTACGGCTGCCTCTAAGTATGTGGCTGTCTGCGGTAAGCTGGATCCTCGTTTCACTCTCTAATGGAGTTTAACCTCCACGAAGCTCAGCTAGAAATCTTCGAATCCCCGGCCCGTTTCAAAGTTGTTGCGGCGGGCCGTAGGTTCGGGAAAAGTCATCTAGCTGCCGTAGAACTCCTCGTACACGCCTTACAGGACACTAATAACCAAGGCTATAACGTACAGGATAAGGAGGTCTATTACATAGCTCCTACCTTTGAGCAGGGCAAGAAGATCATGTGGCCCAAGCTCAAGGATATGGCTGGGTATGCTAAGGATGGAGGTCTGATTGAATCGACTTTCGAGAATACTGGTACCGCTACTCTTATCAATGGTCGCAGGATATCTATTCGCGGCGCTGATAGACCAGACACCCTTCGGGGAGTCGGACTTTCTTACGTCGTCCTCGACGAATATGCCTTTATGAAGCCCGACGTGTGGTCCTTGATTATAAGGCCCGCACTAGCAGACGTAGAGGGAGAAGCCTTGTTTATCGGTACTCCTGATGGCAAGAACCACTTCTACGAATTGTGGAACGATGCTAATGGAAAGCTCAGAAAGCACGGATGGCAAGCTTGGCAGTTCGAGTCACTTAAGAATCCTAAGCTCAATCCTGACGAAATTCATCAGGCCATCACCGCTTCTAATATGTCCGTCGCTGCGGCTCGTCAAGAATTCGGAGCTAGTTTTAACTCGGGCGGAGGCATCATCCTTAAGGAAGAGTCTTGGAGATACTCTGAAGAGCCTTCCGAAGGACATTATTATATATCAGTGGACCTTGCGGGATTTACTCCAGAAGGGTCTATCAAGAAAGGCCAGCTAAAGATCCTAGACGAGCACGCTATAGCTATCGTTAAGTGCGGTACCTATGGATGGTGGGTCAAAGAGATTATCCACGGTAAGTGGGATACCCGAGAGACTGCTATACGCATCCTCAAGGCTTACAAGGACACTCGTCCTCTTAAGCTAGGCATCGAGAAGGGAGCCCTCAGAATGGCAGTGATGCCGTACCTAGAGGACGAAATGGCGAGACTAAGCGTCTATTTCCCCGTATGGGATCTGACGCCTAGCGGTAAAGGAAAGGGCTCAAAAGAGGACCGTATTAAGTGGTCCTTAGAAGGACGCTTAGAGAAAGGAAGGATATTCCTAGCCAAGGAAGAGATCCCCTACAACCTCTGGCAGAGAGCCTTGATTGAGCAGGGTAACGACTTCCCCAGTCCCCTAGCTCACGACGATCTACTAGATGCTCTGGCCTACATAGACCAGTTGCAGGACGTGGACTACGGAAACGGCAACTACGACGGGTTTGACGAGGACATTGAGATACTTAATGTCTTTGCTGGTATTTAAAGCTATGAACTACGTAAAGATACTAGCGGTCTCTGTAGACATATTCTTAGCCTCCATATTCTGGAACAAGCCAGATGTCACTATTTCAAGCCTGTGCGGCTTAGCCCTAAGAAAGGATCCTAACGTAAGGTCCTTTGAAGGGTACCTAGGAAGAATGCTAAATAGAATCCAAAAAGATCACTGTGAACACGCTATAGCTTCAGATATCATTAGAGCTCAAGGCATTCTAAAGGTCCTGTCATGACTATAGCAGCCTCAGATGTAAACACCGATCCACAAAATGTAGCTTCGGAAAATCTACCGACTAGGGAAAACGATGGGGAATTGGTATCTTGGATTATGTCCCGTGTCGTCCGTTGGAGAACAACCAGAGACTCAAACTACTTCGATCTCTGGGATCAGTATTACGCACTCTGGCGAGGGCAGTGGAACGCCAAACTTAAGCAACGAGAATCAGAACGATCTAGACTCATTAGCCCAGCTACCCAGCAGGCAGTGGATGCTACCGTTGCTGAGATGGTTGAAGCTACGTTTGGACGAGGGGACTGGTTTGATGTACGTGATGAAGGGGATCCTCAACTTCAGGCGCTAGCTGAGCAAGCCAGGGATAACTTATTGGACGATTTCCAAAGGGACAAGGTTAAACATGCAATCATTGAAACGTATCTTAATGGCGCGATATACGGAACTGGTATCTCTAAGCGCATCATTGAAGACAAAAGCTACGACTCTATGGAAATGGATTCGTACAAAAATCCAGTCACTAAGAGCCAAGATGTAACTTGTGTCTACTGGCAGGCCATTCCACCATACAACTTCGTCATTGACACTGCCGCTCTTACCATTGAAGACGCCCAAGGCGTTGCTCACGAGACTGTACGACCTCTCCAAGAGATCGAGAACAAGATGCGATCAGGGGAGTACTTTAACGTGCCCATTGGCTCAGCCTCGGGTTATGCCACCGGGATCATTGCTCGGGGACCGAAAGGTGAAAACTTCGAGGTAAACATCCTAGATGCTACTTATATCACTGAGTACCATGGGCTGGTTCCGGCAAAGTATTTCGACAAGCCAGAGGAAGATACTCCTCTTGCGCCGTACGCTATCGAGGATATCTCCGACCAGCGTGCCCATCCGATGGATATGGTTGAGGCCATCGTCGTCATCGCAAACGGTAACGCACTACTCAAGAAAGAGATTAACCCCTTTCCTAACGGGGATAGGGGATTTATTGCCTATCAGCACGATAGAGTTCCAAATAGGTTTTGGGGACGAGGAGTGGTCGAGAAGGCTTATAACAGCCAACTGGCACTAGACGCAGAACTCAGGGGCCGCATAGATGCTATGGCCCTTATCACATATCCTGTTGTGGGCTTCGACGCTACTCGTCTGCCTCGCAACCTCAATCTTCAAGTGAGACCCGGCAAGGCTTTTCTCACTAACGGCGATCCTGAAACCATTATTCGCCCCCTTCAGTTCGGTCAGCTTAGCCCGCAATGGTTCGAGCAGAGCGGAGAACTGGAAAGAATGGTCCAGCTGGCCACAGGTACCTATGACCCCTCTGACGGAAATCCAGCAGCAGGATCGAGCTCCGCCAGTGGTGCCTCTATGTCCATGGGAGCCCTCATTAAGAGGTCTAAACTCACCATGCAGACAGTGGATACGGATTACCTGGACGTTATGGTCAAGAAGACGTATATAGCTTATCAGGTACTCAATCCTCAACGCTATCCGCACAATCAAGATTTTATCGTTCAATCCTCTATGTCCATTATGGCTAGGGAATTTGAACAGACTCAGATGACCAATCTATTGGCTATCGTTCCTCCTCAGTCTCCGGCATTCAATATCCTGCTCAAGGCAATCATGGAGAACTACTCTGGTCCGTCTCGACAGGAGGCTGTCCAGGCTATTGACCAGATGATGCAGCCTAACCCGCAACAGCAGCAGATGCAGCAGCAGATGCAGATGATCCAGATGCAGGGTGCTATGGCTGAGGTCGAAAAGCTTAAGGCAGAGGTGCAGAAGCTTCAGTCCGAGATGCCTCTCAATCAGGCTAAGACTATGGAAGCACACGCTAAGGCTCAGGCTATTCCTCAACAGACGGCTATCGAGGCTGCTCAGACGCACATTGAAGCCGTTAAGACTGGAGTTACCGCAGCGGAGGCGCAGCATGCCAGAATCCAAACAGGGCTCGAACACGCCCAGCACCACAAAGACCACGTTCATGACGTGGTTAAAACGGCATCTGACCACGCCCTAGGTGTGGCTAAGATCCACGCTGATATGGAGAAAGCTAAGGCTGACAGAGAACAGGCCAAGCAGGAGGCCGCTAAGGATAGGGCTGTAATGTCTCAGCAGGGCGATGCCGATAGGGCTAGCGCCGAGAAGCAGACCGGCATGAAAACTAAGGCCCAAATGACTAAAGGACCAGCTAAATAATGGAAGACCTAGAGAAGATCCAAGAGATAGAGAACGCTAGGATACTCGATAAGTACGAACGACTGTTCGCCGAGGAAGCCTGGAAAGACCTGGTAGAGGATATCAAAGAAAGGTGCGAGAACTATAAGCAGAGTCTCGTAATGAACCCCTCAGGGGAGAGAGACCTTTACTTCGTCAAAGGCTATGTCTCAGCTATGGGGTACATCATAGAGCTAGAGAACATGATAGCCCAGGCCAGGAATCAGTCCGCTCTGGAACAAGAGGCTATGTCTAGCCTACCAGGATAATATGGCACTTTCAAAGATGTTTTACGATTTCCACTGCGAGAAAGGCTGTGGAATATATTTTGAGGCAAGGGTCTACTCCTTCGAGAAGGAGAACCAGTGCCCTAATTGTGGCCGAATGGCCGCAAGATGTCTCGCTGCACCCTCCATTTGGTGGAGACAGATGGGAGTGTCTAACGACTTCCCCACTGCCGCTGCTAAGTGGGACAAGATGCAGAGAGAGAAGAACAGAAGCGATAAGGGTGGGAGAGCTGACGGTCAGCCGAACCTTAAAGAGTATTAAGCCCCGCTTCATTTTTATCCAACAAACGGTTATCACACCGGTGGAGCTATGATTATGAACTTGAATGCAGATAGTAACGAGCTAGATTTAGAATATAAAGACCTTGTAAAAGATCCTACTAATCCCGAGGCGCTTAAAATAGAAAGCGAAATCCCGGTACAGTATAAGGATAAGAGTCCCGACGAGTTAATCACCATGCACGTGAACCTGGAAAAGGTTCTGCGCAGGCAAGGGAACGAGCTAGGCCAGCTTCGACGACTCGTGGACCAGCAAAGCCAGCTTATTCTAAACCAGACAAACGTTGCTCCTAAGCAAACCGAGAAGAAGGCCCCCGAGATTACAGCGGAGAACCTTCTAAATGATCCGAAAGGCACTGTCAGCACAGTAGTTGAACAGCACCCCAGAGTCACCTCTAACGATCAGAGACTCAATCAGATGGAGCGGCAGCTAGCCCAGGAACAGTTCACCCGAGCTCATCCTACGGCTGTCCAGGACATCAATGACCCGAACTTCCAAGAATGGGTCACTGCCAGTCCTACCCGCTCAAAGCTTCTGATGAAGTTGCATCACGAGTATGACGTAGGTGCCGGCAACGAGCTTTGGGACCTGTGGAAAGACCACAAAGAGGCTAAGGAAGCTTCGGAGAACGCGCGTAAAGGCCGCGTAGCAGCCGTATCGACTGTTAAGAACGCTGGTGGGGAACCTACCGGTAAGACTATATACAGTCGGGCTAAGCTAGGCGAACTACAGTTACGTGCTCAAGCCGGAGATCCGGTTGCACTAGCCAAGTGGAATGACCCTGAGTTCCAGAAGGAATACATGCTGGCCTATGCCGAGGATAGGGTGCGGTAGCCCCTCGCCCGCCGTCCGGCGGATCGTGTCCGTTAATTCATTTCATAGGAAATCTAAATGTCACTAGGCACTGGTCAATTAACATTTAGCAATATCAGCAACTTTTTGCCCCAGTTGTGGGCGGATGAGTTGTCTGTACGCTATAAAAAGAACCTTGTCGTAGCGAATCTTGTTGACAATATGGATTTCACCGGTAAATACGGTGATATCGTCAATATCCCGACTTCGACCCGTGGTACTGCGGCTCAGTACTTCTCAACTCCTGGTCAGGCAGTCACGTTTACTGCTCCGACCACGAACCAGTTCACTATTACCATTAACCAGTGGTGGGTGCACGGTAAGCAGATCCCCGACCTCGTGGAGAAGCAGTCCTTGCCTTCCCTTCGCCGGTTCTTGGTTAATGATATGAGCTACTCGCTCGCTCTGGCTGTTGACAGCTACCTGCACGATCAGGTCCTCTCTACCCTAGCGGGTGGTGCGGTCGTCGTCGCTGGTACGCCGAACAGCAAGGCGGCTGGTGGTTCTGTCATCGGTGGCGATGGTGTCACTACGTGGAACCCCGCTGCTAATACGAACACTGGTAACGGCTCTGACCTCACGGATGACGGTATCCGTCGGTGTATGCAGACCCTCGACGACCTCGATGTCCCTGGCGACAACCGATTCTGGTGTGTCCCGCCTGTGGCTAAGAGGAAGCTCTTGGGTATCCCGCGTTTCACCGAGCAGGCGTTCGTTGGTGAGCCTGGCTCCGAGAACTCTATTCGGAATGGCTACGTTGGTAACCTCTACGGCACTCCGGTGTACGTGAGCTCCAACTGCTCCAGCTTCGATGCGAGCGACGGTGCTACGGCCTATCGACAGGTAGTGTACGCTCACCAGAGCGCGGCTATTCTGGTAACACAGATTAAGCCTCGTGTTCAGGCTCAGTACAAGGTGGAGTTCCTCTCTGATGCGATCGTTGCAGACGTTGCCTTCGGCGCGGCTGTGGTCGTTACGGAGAATACCCATACCTTGGACCGTGGCTTGAGTGTCATTGTCCCTGCGTCGTAACGCTAAGTGGCTAGAACTTACCTCCAATTAGTGAATGACGTTCTAGTACGGCTACGGGAGTCTGCGGTATCAACCGTATCTCAGACTCCCTATTCCGCTATGGTAGGGGCGTTTGTCAACGATGCTAAGAGAGAAGTAGAGGACTCTTGGCAGTGGTCCCATATTATGGACTACTTGACCTTTACTACTACAGCAGGTCTGTCGTCCTACGAGACGAACACCATGCTTACCCGCTACGCGGCTCCTCCTCTAAACTACCCTAATGGGGCAGGAGAGAGGGCTAGGCTGTGGCAAGATAACGTGACAGGGGACGCTCTACTCCTCAACGTCACCCTAAATTTCGAGAGTCGGCTGACCTATCAGCCAGTTCTCACAGACCAAATAATCAAGCAAAAGATCCTTAATCAGCCTACCCAAGAATTGGGCCCACCTTCTGTTTGGCAGCTGGCTCAATCTACGTTCTTTGCCGCTCCTGGCATGTGGAACAAGGCTGTACTCCTCTATAATCTCCCTGACATAGCCTATACTATGCAGCTGTTCATAGTCAATCCTCAGGATGACCTAGTAGCTGATGGGGACGTAATGAAGGTACCTACGGCTCCTGTAGTCCAGAAAGCCTATCTATACTGTCTATACGAGCGAGGCGAGGAGCTAGGCGAGCGCATGGATCTTACAGTCCAGAAGGTTGAGGACACTCTGTCTGCGGCTATTACCCTGGATCAGCAGCTATCTCAGCAGTTCTTGGCTTTATCTATTCCTCAAGGATCTCAATATTAGCACCTTAGACCCAATTTCACTAACCTCTAGTGGTCTATTCGGTCTAAACCTCCAGAACGCGAACAGTATCCTAGATCCTAAATGGGCCACTAAAGCCCAGAATATGGTGTTCGATAACACCAATAGGCTAGTCACTAGGAACGGTTGGTCAGTCGTAAATAATACCCCTATGACCGGCAGTCCAGCCGTAGGCCAGATATTCGAGTACTTGCCTATTTCTGGCTCTAATGTAGTCATATCTGCGGGTGGCAATAAGATATGGTCAGGGACTACTAGCCTCACGAACATAACGGGCGCCCTTACTCCGTCAGCGGATAATTGGAAGTTCGTCAACTTTAACGGGAACGTATATGGCTTACAAACCGGGCACCCGCTTATTGTGTGGAATGGCACTGGAAACTTTGCCGCCGTTACTGCTGCGTCAGGTTCAGTACCGAATGGCAATGAGCTACTCTCAGCCTTTGGTCGTCTATGGGGAACTGACTCTACGGGCCAAGTACTTAAGTATAGTCAGCTCCTTGACGCTACCAATTGGTCAGTCACTGGAGCGGGGTCATTTAACCTTACTAGTGTTTGGGGGACCGGGAATGACACGATTGTTGCTCTCGCTGCTTTCAATAACCTACTCGTCGTGTTTGGAAATAGAAATATTGTAATCTTCCAGGACGGGTCTGGTAGCCCTCTAGGCATAGACCCGAACAATATGCAAGTCTCAGACCTTATACCTGGTATAGGATGCATAGCCAGGGATACGGTTCAGAATATTAACGGAGACGATCTTGTATTTCTTACCTCCGCCGGACTTCAGTCACTCAAACGAGTCATTATTGAGCGATCCAACGCAATACGAAATATCTCCCTCAACGTTAGAGATTATCTGTTGGCCACCGCTGGGTCCGATACCCCTTCTAAGCTTCGGTCCACATACAACGCCTTCAACGGCTTTTACGTCCTACTATCTCCAACTTCAAGCGTCCTCTTAGTCTTCGATACTAGGATGCCTCTCCAGGACGGTACTTGGAGAGCTACCCTCTGGGATCATTTCATCCCTACCGCCCTATACACTCTGCACGATCAAACCACCTTCTATGGTGGTCTCAATGGACAAATCTTTCAGTATAGTGGTATGCAAGACAACGGGGTTGGCTATACTGGCACGTTTGAGTCAGGATGGCTCGATCTCGGTCCTGAAGTGCAGGCCAGGGAAAAGATGCTTAAAAGGCTCTCGGCCCTATTCGCGGCCTCGGCGGCCGGAACGGTAACTTATAAATGGGCCTACGATTTCTCCCCCTCCTTCTTTACATACCAGGCCCCTATAACGGGAGCTTTTTCTACATCTCAGTGGAACCTCTCTCAATGGGGGTTGGACAGCTGGGGTGGAGGAACACAGCTAGTTGAGATAGCAGTCCCGGCCTCCTCCAAAGGCCAGTACCTAAAGGTGGGTATCGACTTCATAGTTAATCAGAGCCAGTTCGCTCTGACTCAGATGCAACTATATGCAAAGGTAGGCAGAATTGTCTAACTACTCACAAATTGTATCCTACGGTCCTAAGGACAACCTGTCTCCAGGTGACCCCAATAAGGTTATTAAGGGAGTCCAGATAGATGCTGAGCTAGCAGCTATCCAATCAGCGATAGCTACTAAGTACGACTCTGTACAGCAGCCGGTATCTCTAGCTCTAGGTGGTACTACCACTCTCCAGATAGCTTCCTCGTCAGGGGAAAACAAGATCCAAGGCTTAGGCCCTCTGGCTGGTTCTTTCCTCGACATGACTCCTGACCAGAAGAACTTCACGGCCAGCTACTCGGGGTTTGTGTCCCCGCCTAGCGGCTCTTGCACAGTGTTCAGCCTAGGGCTCCTTACAGCCCTAGTAATCGGTCCTTTCAGTGGTACCAGCAACGCTAATACCTTCACCATGACGAACATGGTTGGAGGGTTCATGCCAGGAGCCACTACCCAGCTTATAACTTGTCCGTCGTTCGGGTTCACAGATAACGGCACTGTCCTTAACCAGGAAGTGTGCGCTCAGATAATTACCGGAGGCACCTCTATAGCCTTCTGGAAGAGCACCAGCGCTACGGGATGGACGGCCTCTGGTACTAAGGGCATCAATCAGACCATCACGCTATGGTATGTCAGGACCTAACATGCAATTTAACACACATCCTGCCATGCAGTACGGATCAGCTTCCCTCTTTTCAGCCCTAGTAGGGTGGACTACAGAGGCTTTGCCTATTTTGGCAGTCTGCGCTTATATCA